CTGATTGATGTGCGAATGCACTCTACCGTCGCCGTGACAGAATTTTAGGATGTTATTGATGAAAGTTCCGCTGGTTTTGTTTAAACTGCGGGCTTGGACGATTAATTGTGGCAATTTCTCACTATGTTCTGCCAGAAACTGCTTTTTAAACGACGGCGCACCCTTTTCTGTCTTTGGGTACGGTATGGAGAGGTCATCAAATGCTTTTGCGATAGAATTTGCCGCCCAAATCTCTACATCGCGGCCCACTAAGCTTTTTATCTCTTTTAGGACTAATTTCTCCCGTTTTAGGATCGCGTCGCGCGTTCTTTCGGTTTTGTCCATATCAACGCGAACACCTCGCCATGTCATGTTGACTAGGCAGGGGAGCAAGTCTAGCTCCAGATTTACAATACTCCAGAGGTTTTGCTTACCGATCTCTACTTTTAGGTAGTCCCAGAGTTGCAGGGTAACTTCTGCATCTGTCTGGGCGTAGGGTCCAACGTACATGGCGGGCATTTTCCACATGTCTGTCTTTGGATCAAAACCAAACTCTTTGGCGGCTTCTCTGAGTAGGCTTTCGTTCTTTGCCAGCCCCAGATACTCAAACGCTAGTGAGTTTAGTGCATAGGAAAACTTATTTTCATCCAGAAGCGAAGCAACAACCATTGTGTCGATTATCCGCCCGTTTATCTCAAACCCCATGCGTTTGATCCAACCTACGTCATATTGTGCGTTGTGCATTACTTTATCGGCGGGGCAGTCAAAGACTTTCTTGAGCCACTTGTTGACTATCTTTTCGTCTAGGTTTCCGCCACCACGGTGTCGTGTAGGAATATAGCCTGCCCAATCTGCTGTAGCCACTGCATAGCCGACCACTTCACCATCTCCAACAGCCCAACCGGGTCCGCTTGTTTTGATGTTTGGGTCACGGGTTTCTACGTCGATAGCAATTGTAGTTGCGCCTGTTAGGTCTGGAAGTTCTGCGGGTGGAACCCACTCTGACTTTAGCGAAGGGCTGGCTATTTTAAGCTTCATTTTTGTAACTTTCTTTTTACGGCTTCTATCTCTTGGATCATTTCGTTCTTTTGTGAGAACTCTCCCCCAAGAGCGCTATAACCAACTTTATCTATCCAAGAATCATCGTGATCCAGAGTGTTAAGTAGCCGTGCTGTCTTCACCCAATCCATCATCAACACAACGTGTTGCGCGGTCAGTTCGCCGTGGCTTACCAGTGCGCCTTTCATAATAATGTTCCAACCCTCCGCTATTCTGTTGTGGTTGTCGAACGCATCGCCGTAGTCCTTGGCGCGTTGGCCATTTATCAGTTCTTTTGACTTATCTAAGATTTCATCACGTTTCATCTTCTTTCTCCCTTGGATAATAAACTAATACAAAGCTCTCGCATTTAGGGCATGAGAGGTTTGTGACCATGCTGTAATCGTCGTACATATATTCAACGTCTTCACCCTCGTTTGCGGCTATTCCTGTGGCCATTATATCGACATCACAGTCGTGATCGCCGCCCCAAATAAGCTTTGTCTTGCAATGCCAACAGTTCATTGTAATTTCTCCTCTGGTAAAACGTGTTTCCTACACTCAGAACATTCGTCCTCAGAATATTTGTCCCACCAACAGGTCCATCTATGTCCGCATTTGCATAGGTAATTCCAACAATTCATAGATCATAACTCCTTGTGAAGTCTTGAGGTTCAACGATAAACAGGCTTTGTTTAGCGCGGGTTACGCCCACATAAAATACGCGGTGCGTGTCGTCTGGGTTAACATTCATTTGTTCTTCGGCGGCGGGCGAAAGGTCCGTGAACAACACAACGTTGTCCGCCTCTCCGCCCTTTGCCCCGTGAATTGTTGACACGGTTATGCGTGGCTCGCCGTTAAAGCGTTCGCCGCGTCGAAGCATTGCAATGATGTAGGCTCTGTCGTTCTCTGGAAGTCTGTCCATAGCAACGTGCCAAACCATATCTTCTGTAGCCAGAAGCCCGTGGGCCGCGGTCAGTGTTTCGAGGGTTACGAAGTCTGTATCTTCGACGGCGGTCAGGGTTTTAAAGCCTCTTTTCACGCGGTCTTTAGTTGACATGTAGCTGTATATTTTACGCGCTACGGCTCCTGTGATTTCTTTGCCTTTGCGCAGTTGCTCCCAACCGTTAACGGCGTCGGATATCTTTTCGGAGATGGAGCGATGGCCGCGATTTATGAACAGGTATCCGGAGGACCGGAGTTCTGTGGCTACGGGCTGTAGTTGGTATCCGGCTTGGGCGAGGATGAGCCACGATCCTTCTGACATGTCGATCTCTTCGACGCTGAAGATACGGCGTATTGAGCCGTATTCATCGACCTTTGGTTTGTATTCTTTAAGGAAGCGCTTACCGATACGGGACACGACCCGTTCTGCCAGTTCGTGAATTAGGAAGGGAACGCGGTAGGATTGTGACAGGGTTTCTGATCCGCCGTCCAGCCCGATAAAGTGGTCTACATCTGCGCCTGCCCAGCGGTAGATGGCTTGGTCATCGTCGCCCGCGCAGTACATTCTTTTTGATCGTTCGTCTAGGATGTGCGCTATGTCCCATTGTAGAGGGGAAAGGTCTTGCGCTTCATCTACAAAGCATAGGTCAAAGTTAGGACAGTTATACTGACCTTCTTTAGGAAAACTTTCCAGCATATCGGTGAAGTCGAACAACTCCATGTTTTCTTTGTAGCTGGTTAGGCACTTGTCCACGTAGGTTACAATATTCCACTCTATTTCGATGGGGGTTTCGTTGTACTGTTGGCGGAGCGGTACTTTGCGCATTCGGGCAAGGTTAATCAAACCCAAGATAGGGTCTGTTGCTTTGGTCATATCTGGAAGATCGTCCGCAAAGTTATTGGTACGTGCTACGTTTAACTGTACTCCCATCTCTTTGGAAAGTTCTCTATAGTTTTCGTCTTGCATTACCTGTTCGGGTCGTATGTCAGAACAGGTCAAAGCTAGGCTGTGTAGTGTCCGGAAGTAGAACAAGTCCTTCTTGGGATCTAAACCAAAGCGTTTCGCGGCGCGTTCTTTTGCTTCGTTGGCGGCTTTGCGTGTAAAAGCTAGGAAGGCTATGTTCATTGGGGCCACGCCCTTTTGGAGCGCGTCGTCAACCATGTTAAGAAGTCTGGTTGTCTTTCCCGTTCCGGGAGGGCCGAATATCCTGAACATTTTTCTTCTCCCGTTCGTAAATCTGCCACACGCGCTGTTTGCTTATTTTAAACCATTTAGCGACGGCGGTTTTTGTCATGTGATGTTCGTCGATCATTCGGACGATCTCTGCGTTTCGCATCTTTTTAAGAACTGTGTCTGTCAAAACGGACTCTCCTGTTTTGGAGTAAAGTCTGGGGTTGTTATATCTATGTCCCCAATCTCAAATGCTGGGATCTGCCAGACCCGCACTGCGCGGCCTTTGATCTTCAGAACGGTGCTATCGCCGTTAATGTCACGCAGGCGCTGGGCAATTCGGTGGGACTTGTACTCAAAGAATTTGTTCTTCTTTAGAAAGTTTTCGAAGTCTTTTAGGCGGAAGAAGGTTACCATTGCGTCTTCGTCGGTCCAAGGGCGGCGGAGTAAGATCTCTTCTTTGTCCTGCGCCTGCTGTAGGAAACGACAGAACTCTTCAAGGTAGTCGTAGAACTGACCGCTAACACTGGCATCCACTGCTACTTCCATGATGGCGCTTTCGTTCTCGCGCATTTCGGTAAGCAGAGAACTGATACGGCCTTCCCACTGTTGCTTTGCGGCGCTTCGCGGCATGAAGTTGAGTTGCTCCATGCAGGCTTTTTGAAACATGGGCTGGCTCATCAGGGCGTCAGTGTCTAGCTCCAGAGGCTCGCCGTTTACATCCATAAACCAGACAGGCGGCGTTGAGTTGTACTTCCGCAGATTTGCTACCGTGGCGTTCTGCACGGCGGAGCCGATACCAAACTTACGGGTCTGGCATAGCTCCTTGTTACAGTGCGCGTTGATCGGCGCGTCGCTACAGCGGTAGGCATATTCTTTGCGCTCAAGCTGTTTTGCAACGACTGTGACTTCGCTTAGAGGCAACGGCGGCTCAAAATACTGCATGTTGTAAGTAAGGATCTCTGTCTCCCAGCTATCTGGGAACGCTTTGCGTAGATACACGCCGATATTAAACAGGCCGTTGTTGCGCCCACCCTCAGATATTTTCTCTTTAATCAGGTGTTGCAAGCAGGGCGGGCCGTCTCGCATGGGCGTAGTTTCGGATGCCTCGGTTATTTGTAGCTTTTGTATTTGCTCTGGCGTTTGGACGTGCGTTTCGTAAAGGTTGTAGAACTCTTTTAGCGTGGCTGAAGTGCCGTCATCTAGGATGCCGTAGCGTAAACCATCCTCTGAATTATAGTAGGGCAGGTTTAGAAAGTTGCCTACATCTCCACGATCTAGGTGTAGCTTTATCTGCTTTGGAAATACTTCGCTCTCGCCGTAGCCCAGCGCGGCGGCAATACTTTTCAGAGACTTCTGCATGTCCCGTGCTTCTACCCAATCCTTACAGAAGAGGAAGCAGTGCGCCCCACCAGACTTTGATCGGCACACAACGAGCGGAAGTTTTAGTTTTCTAATCTTTTCTAAAAGAACCTTATGGTCCAGCGGATACTGGTCAATATCTACACAGCCCCACTTGCACATGTTATCTGCGTTAATCGGTATGATGCCGATAGAGTTGCCCTTACCAGAGAGGTGGCCCTCCCAAAGTTCCGCGGTCCGCGTTTCACGAACGATGCCTGCCTTACCTGTATTCTTACCGTTAGACTGAGTTTTTTCCACCCGATATGTGCCGTAAGCTTCTTTTAATCCATCAAAGATAGATGAGAACTTTTTAACTGTCATGGTTATGTCCTTGTGGTGGGGACTGCCGAAGCAGCCCCCTAGTAAAACTTAAAACGGGATGTCGTCAGCGCCTTCGCCTTTGTCTTCATCGTTTTGATGCTTTACAACCACGTCGCCAGTAAGAACACTTTCTGAGAACGCTTTTGCCCTAGCGTATACGGAAGCGTCTTGCACGGGGTTTTCGCGGGACATTTCCCAACCGTGCCAGCTACCTTTAGAGTTCTCTTCGGCTTCCGCTTTGATACGGTAGACGTGAGAGAAGCGGGGTGGTGTGAACGGACCGTTCTTACCCTGCATTGTCACTGACTGAATCATGCTGTTCCACTTACGGCTTTTCTTTAGCTGTGTGGACTTCATTGCAATCAGCGCAGTTTCTGTTGAACCGTCTTCGTTGACGATCATAACGTAGTGCTGGTGAGTTTCTTCAATGTAATCACCGTCACCGCCGATAACGTAGTTTTTGTTATCTTCTTTGCTACGCTCAGTCTTTGGCATAGCCGGATCATTTGGCTTATACACATTCATCGGTGCGCCCGTACCAGAACCCCTTGGGACCCACTGAATGAACACGCGCTGATAGGCACAAGGTATTACACTAACACCCTCTTTGCCGCTGATTACAGCGCCTGTGACAGTGTTGTAGATGTCACCTTTGCGAGCCGTTTCGTGTGTGTCGAGTAGAGAGTCTAGTCCGCTCAACAGTTTGAGAAACGGTAGAGCAAGATCATCTGATCCTACGTTTTCGTTACCCGCGCCTGCGTCGGCTTCAAACATAGACGCATCAAATGTTGCCACGTCTGATTTACTCGGTTTCGTTACTGCATTCGCCATTATTTTGCTCCTTTAATGATAGCACGTTGACCTACAAAGGCCCCAAAAAGTTCCATTGGAAATTCGTCTCCAGCTTCTACACGTTCCCGTACAAAAGCTTTTAGTGTGCCCGAATGGATGCTTTCGTTTTGATCCGCCGGAAACCCTTCGTTAGAGGCAAACGCTTTGAAAGCGCTGGCCTTGTCGTCTTCGCCACGACCAAACTCACAAGAAACGACGTTTTTAATTATGTCGTCGTAGCCGTTATCACGTAACCAAGCGTATGCATGAAGCCTGTTGGCAACGAGGATGCTGGCTCCATATGTAGGCTTTACGTCTACAGTAGAACCGTCGTCCAATGAGAACGAGGAAATACCTAGTTCCTGCATGGCAGAAGGTAGTTCTTCATCTGTCAGCTTCAGCAAGTCTTTCTTGCGAGACTTGAGGTCTTTCTCAATCTCTTCGACTTCTTGCTGGGCTGTTCGTATTTTGCGGGCTAGTATGGCTATGCCGCCAAGGTTGCCCTTTTCGATGGACGATGCGACGTTACTTTCGAAGTCGGCCTCCATCAGAGATAGTATATCTGTCATTTTTCTCTCTTTCGCTGTTAAAGACCCTTTTACGGCCTTGACAAAGACGCTTATATTCGTATAAGTTCTCATAGTCAAGCGTCAAAAGGAGAAAACTTTGTACCAGTATAAAACAGAACCCTTCGATCATCAGCTTAAAGCGTTAGAAGATTCGTGGTCCGCGAGCTTCCATGCGTACTTTATGGAGATGGGCACTGGAAAGAGTAAAGTCGCTATAGATAACATTGGCGTTCTTTTTGAAAAAGGCGAAATAAAGGCCGCGTTAATCGTGGCTCCTAAAGGTGTGTACGACAACTGGGCTCTTGGGGAAATACCCTTGCATCTACCGGAGCGCATTGAGCGTAGGATAGTAAGCTGGACGCCCTCT